GTCCTGATCAGGTTTAAAATCCAGCGTGCTTTCCCAGTAGTCTCTCTCATCCTGCTGCTGTCTGCGCTGTTCAGGAAGCGGCTGAAACTTAACTGCATCCAGCATTTTCTGTGTTGCCTGCTGCTGCGGGCTTAGATACGCAGAGTCCTGATCAGGTTTAAAATCCAGTGTGCCGCCGTTTTTCTTCAGCGCCTGCTCGGCTGCCTTGGTCACTCCGGGCAGCGCATCATTACCGGTAGGCTTTCCGTCTTCAGTGCCGTACCACGCCTTTTTAAACTCATCGGCAGCCTTGGAGAAGTTGCCGTTATTGAGCTCGTTTAAAGCGTTACCCAGGTGGTTTAGCACTTTTCCGAGCATGGAAAAGTTATCTTTGAGGTTGCGCAGATCGCCTGATAGCGTCCAGCTGCCAAGGTCAATACCAGTAATGTCGTTAATGTCCCGCTTCAGCTCTTTGAAGAATGAAGAGGATTTTGCGTTACCAGACGACCACTCTATGAGGAGACCATTCAGATCGCGAATGGTTGGTATCAAACCCACGTAAATCTGGTTTTTTACCGTGTCAAGATTTTGTTCCAGCTCCGCCCATGCAGCTGTAAATTCCTTTGCGCCTTTGGTTGAGGCGTCTGTAATGCCGGAGCTTTTAGTCAGGCGATCAACGTCAGGCAGGAACTTGCCTTCCTGGTTGCGCTGGTTGATAGCATCATCAATACCAACCAACTGAAGAATCTGACGGCGGATATCTGGGTCGGTAACCTTCCTTGCCGACTCCAGTATTTTCCTGAATGTGGTTTGTGCTGAGTCGTCCCTGATATTGAAAGAATCATGGGTCAGAGAATTAAGCCGGATTGCAGCTTCCTGCACTGGCGTATCGTACACCCCGACCTTAGCCAGTTGCTTTGCGTTCTGAAACCCCTGCAATGCTGCACTTATTTTCTCGACAGAACTACCGGCCGCCTCTGCCGCCTTGCCCACGCCGTCAAGCTCTTTGGCTGTCATCCCCAAAGATTTAGCCTGAATGGACAACTCCATTAGCCCTGAGGTAGTGCTTTTCACAAAGCTCATCAGGCCGCCTGCAGTGACGGTAACGCCAGTCAGTGCCAGCAATTCCGTCTTTATGCTGCTGAAGAACGAAGCGGCTTTCTTGCCCTGCTCCGCCATTTCCTTGGCGGTGTTTTTGGCATCTTCGCGCTGCTTTTTCAGGTCTTCACTGACTTCCTGCTGGCCTTTGCGGAACTGAGAAGTATCTAGGCCCAGCGTCACCAGGAGGGCGTCAATTACCGTTGCTGCCATGATCACTCTCCGCTATGGCTCTGTTGGTGTTATCCACGGTCATTATTTCAATCAGCCACCACATATCCTGGACGCTGTATACCGTGTCCAGTTCGTGGAGTTCTGCCTTACCCCCGGAGATTACTGTGGCGATAGTACGCGGTACATTCACATACTGTATGAAGCCGCGATCTGAATCTTCCGGGACGGATAAGGGGATTTCTAACTTGCGGTGGCTGCTACAAAAGCGATATGGAGTTTGAAGGCTTCGATTTTCAGGCGCGACCAGGTGCTGATTTCTTCGATCTGACCTTCGTCAACAAGCGCTGTCTCGATACCGTTACCGCCGAGGAATTTCACGCAGCCAAGCAACTCATCAAGCAGAGGCTTTGACTGTGCGAACGGAACTTTAGCCAGTGAAGTGATACCCCACTGAGCGAGTCCGGCCATACCGCTGGCCATCACGCTTTCGTACAGCTCGCGAGCTTCTGCGTTATCCTCGGCTGGGGCCGGCGCCACCGCAGCACCGATGGCCATCATCATATTGTCGGGAACGGTAACGCCAGCGCCAATCACGGCACACGCCAGGCGGATCGCCCACTCTTCGGCCTTTCTCGCCGGCATTTCGGTGATTTTGAACTGCTTACCCTTGTCACGGTTATCAGCTTCAACCGTGAATACGATGCTTTTACGAGCCATTTTTGTTTCCTGAATGAGTTATCTGGCAATAAAAAAGCCCACCGTAGTGGGCCATACAAAAACCACTAATTGTGAGTTTCATGATTCGGTAAGCGCACCAGGAAAACCGGGCAATGCCAACTGACCTTGCTTGTCCAGTTGCTCAATGCGTGAAAGTAGCTGGGGCTTCTTCTCTTTCCCCCACCGGCGCAGCAGGCGACCAGACATACTGGCAACATCCTTCTCTTTCAGGAACTCCAGCATGACGGCATTACGCTCTTCTTCAAACTGGCGCCGCCCAACCTGAAGCATCGAGTACATCCAGTTGAAGGCGTTGATGTAGGCGATCTTGATACGCATCGCCTCTTTTTTGGTGTAGGACATAACCAGAAGCATTAACCCATCTTTGCGGAGGCGATAGAATTTCTGCGGCTTTCCATTCTGCAACTCATTGTTTTTATAGCAAAGCTCAAAGTTGAGTTTTGTATCAAACTCCGGGGGACAGGCCTCGATAGTTCGTTCAATGTCGCGAATTACGTTTTTAGGCAACTTTCCAAATGCCTTCGCCACCATAAACGAGTCTGTGACCGGGTCGTTGTCAGCAACAAAAATGAGATCGCGGAAATCAAGTCCGTTAATAACTGTTGGGTATGACATTGCGGTATTTCCTTTAGAAAGATGAGCCTGTTCGCACAGAAATGCCGCCCCGAGAAGGTCCGCACCTATACGGCATTTCTCAGGCTCAGCTTTCTGAAAGACTCGGGAGTTAAATGCGCTGCGACGCGCAGGAGGTTTATTTCTGGTATAAAAAAGCCCGGACTTGGCCGGGCTGATTGTTTACGCTGAGTAGTCTTCCGGGGTGACAGTTTCCCACTGGATGAGTCCAGTTACCGGCTGAAGCACACGGCCGGCAGACGGCATGCGGCGCGCGCGCTGCAGGATACCGTTGGTCATGATGTACTTTTTGCCCAGCGACGGCAGGATTACCGTCCCATTAACACGCAGCACAGACCGCGTGGTCATCTGCGTGGTTTGCCAGTTGTCGATGTACTTAATCGACGGTGAGGATGCAGCCAGATGGAATGTCCACGGCAGATCACCATAAACAAAACCGCCCAGCAGTTTACCGTCAGCAGTACGCTGGTACTCTGCCATGTCGGTATCACCCATTTCGAAGATGTTTTGCGCTTCGAACTGCTCCAGGTTAAACCCTGACGGGTAGAGCTCAGCGATTACCAGCTCAATGATGGCGTCTGCCGACGTAATATTTTGACCGGCCATTACTGCACCTCCACGCTGTTAACGGTGATACCCTGGATGATCCCGCCGTCGGTGTACCAGAAGTAAACCGTTGGCTTGGTACGCGCGGCGCGCATTGCCGGGGTGAACGGGCCGATGTAGACGTAATACCCTTCAGCCAGAAGCGAATCCGTAACATCGACGCCAGCGATGGCGTTAATCTGGTCGATCTGTGACTGGTCAAGATCGGTGCCTGCCGTCATACCACCCCATGCCCTGAACTGCTCAATGGTCGGCTTCATGCACGACTCAATGCGAGCTTTTCCGGCTGCTGCGTAAGGCAGATTGCTCGCCTGCTGGAACAGCGCAACAAGAGCCGCCTGAAGCTGAGCGTTTACCCATACCTGACCCGCCCATGCGTCAAGCCAGGCGTAATCACCGGTAATAGAGCCGGGCGCCCACTGGTTGGTTTCGACGGCATTAGAAGCATAGTTGCCATAGAAGTTATAGCCGTTGGCCTTGGCCGCCTCGTAATCAGTGTCGTTACTTATCATCGGCAGCAGGCCGGACACCTGACGACCATTCAGAGAACAGCGCCCATTGGCCTGCGTGAAGTTCAGCGCAGCCACAAACCCCATAGCGTTTGCTGCGTGGTTCGGATAACCATACACCGGGCAGGTATCGTTATAGGCGTAGGTGTTGATGATGTCGTACACCAGTGCATTCGAGCTGCCCGCCACGATTGCCGTTCCTGATGCGTCCCATGGGACATAGGCAAAGCGGTGGTTCTGGCTGTTTGTCCAGAGCGCGAACGCATTAGCCTGGTCTTTGGTGACAGCGAACGTCGTGGAGAATGTTACCCAGTCCTGCTCTTTGGACAGAATGGCAGTAAAGATATCGTCAACCACTGCCGGCGCCGCACCCTGAGAGATCACCGCGCCGGTCGCTTCGGTCAGTTTCAGACCTGTGGCCAGCGTACCTTCATCGGCAAAGGTAATGGTGCTATCCACGCCTGTGGTGGCAGAGGTGATGATGAATTTCTTCAGCACGCTATCCCAGGTCACTTCAACCGAGGAGCCAATGCCGGTTTCAATCAGCTCTGCCGCGTTATCAAAACTGGTGGCGCCGCTGAGGTTGATAGCCGCAGAAGTCTCCTCCGTACCATCAACGGTCAGAGTCAGCGTACCCGAAAGCAACTTGAGCTGTGCCAGCGTGGTCGCGGCGTGCGATCCGGAACGAAGGAATGCCGCCACTGCTGCGGTATTGAATCGGCTAAAATACAGTTTACCAGGCATCTGTGTTTTACCGGTGAATGCGGCGAAATACAGCACCGCGGCGGTGTACTCAATCGACGCGCTGCCGAAGTACGCCTTTACCTCATCCGCACTGGAAAATGAGGGTACTGCACCAACCGGCGCGTATGCGCTGTCGGTCAGGAACAGGCCATTGAGATCAATAGCCGTCCCTGTCGCCTTCAGTACGCCGGGAAGCATCTGGGCGATTTTTGATAGCGAAATTGCCATTTATTATTTCTCCGGAGGAAATCTCACGTCGACCGGCTGCGATATCACATCTGCGCCTGTCATAAACTGCTGAGGAACGCTGACGACAATCAGCGGGTTTGCATGGAATTCAAGCGTCCAGCGGGATTCCCACTGTTTCTCGCCGTTGATCATCGAGGTTTGCCGCGGGGGGCCGGAATAAAGCGGTACCAGGACATTCGCGTTTTCCCTGAACCAGGTACATGCGAATTCGGAGCGGGCGATGCGCGAGAAGATGGTGGCATTGTTTTGCGCCTGATCTCCGTAGAAATCGAGCTGACATTGCCATTCGTCAACGCGGCGAAGTTCTGCCCGCCCGTAATCGCTAACGCCGTCATACTCGTAATTGACAGCACTGGTTGAGAGGTCAGTCAGAAAAAGCGGCGTCATAGTAATGAAACCGCCTTTCGGCATGGGGGTCTGATTTTGCTGAGTCTGCGTGATCTCTGCGTCCGGGAAGAGGACAGAAAGGAAATCGCCAGTCGCCTTAAACAGATCGCTTTCAGTGACCTGCAGGCCTACGTCAATTGTTGACATGCGATAACCCTCGTCCAGTCCGGCCAGATTTCAGGCACATCCACGACCAGCCACGTTTCATTGCCGATAACGAACTTATCGCCGCCCTGCTGCCGATCCCTGTTAATCCCGCACCAGTTGCCATCCGTCCAGATACTGACCAGCACACCCTGGATATTCATGTTATCCATGTGCCTGATATCAGCCTGACTCAGCGCCTGCTTTTGCACCATCATCGTTACCGGCGGCGCGAAGCCAGGAGAAGTCGAGTAATCCGGGTTTTTGATTGGTCCGATCGAGCGGTAAATCTGCGCCTCTACGCGAGGATTAACCGCGCTAATGGCGCTTCGCACTATGGAATGAAGATTCACTCTTTCACCTCGTAGTCGACCGAGTTCAGCATGTGGGCCGAGTCGATTAACGGGTCATTAAACCCTTTTTTGTCGACCGTGCTTTTTGCGTTCGGCGGCTCAGAAAAGGCGATGATTGACGACTGAATCTGCCCCTTGATCCGCTCCCCCATCAGCGCCAGGCTTTTGCGGGCGTCAAAATCGTTTGCCTTCATGAGCTTCCCGAGCTCTCCGCCCCACTCCGGACCATGTTCAGAAATGGTCTTCCTGAAGTACGGTCGGGATGGGATCGTAACGATATGCTCGGGTATCATTACTGACTGCGCGAAATTGGCCTTTGATAGCTTTGCGAAGCGCGAAACGCCGTCACGGCGAACATAAAAGTTCAAATCCCGGGTATGCGCCGGGATTTTTACAGTGCCGCCAAATTCGTTAGTGGCTGCCACAAGTGCTACCGGCGTCCCGTCTGGGTACTTAGCCCCCTCAAGGAAACCCACCTTCAAATCATCGCCAGAGGACAGCCCCTTTGCGATAGACTGCAGGTGCTCCATCAGCTTATCGCCGCCTGACATTCCATCCATAGCTACCTCCGGATGAATGAACGACGGTTATAATGGCCCGGGTACATTGAAGGGGATGAGCCTGGGACATAAAAACCAGTCCTGTAAGGCTTTGTGGCCTCCCAGTAAGCTGACCCGTAAGTAGTCTGCTTATACCACCAGGAGCTTTCGCTTGAGGGCCCTGCGTCAGCTGATACTGACACTGACCCCTCCGATGCGCTTGCCACACGGCCAACCAGACCAGAAGCCTTTTCGCCGTTTACGCCTGAATTTAGCGCCGCAATGTGCGCAACCAGCATGTTCAGGAAAAGAGCCCGGATAGAGATATCTTTTACCGGGCTGCTGTCCGTGTTATTCAGGTAAATCGTTGCCTCCGTGAAGTACGCATTAAGCAGCGTTTCACTTACGGCATCGAACTCCGGATAACGCTCACGAAATGCGGCAACATCAAAGACAACGATCGCCATTATTTTTTGTCCGCCTTCTCAATGCCCGGAGCCGGGTTGTTCTGATCCAGACCTTCCAGACCAGTTTTCTCCGAAGCGTTTTCATTCGCTTTCGCCTGGGCGCTGCTGGTTTTCGCCTGGGCAAACACTAGCTCTTTGCGAACGTATGGCTGATCAGCATGTACTGCCATCCATGCTTCAAACGCTTCCTTGTCCACGTTTTCGGTCAGGCCGTAGCCGCCGAAAACGAGAGAGGAGTTGGAGCCGTTAAGCTCCACTTTGTACCCGCCCTGCTCCAGGATCAGGCCGTTCGGCAGTTTGCATCCTACAGTTACTGTTTCGGCCATGTTACACCCCGATCATGCTGGCAATGCCCAGCGGTTGACGAATGATTGCACCCCAGGTGCCACCGGATTTTTTCTGCCGCCAGGAAGACTCTTCCACCACGACAGCGTGGGCGCGCATCTTCTCGGTGAACGCTGCGTAAGCGGTGTCCTGCTCACCCAGACGCTCAACAATCAGCTGCACAAGCTCGCCTGAGGCGGTGCTGTATTCAACAGCGGTTTCGATACGCATGTTCGGGAAGTTTTTCTTCAGCTGATCGGTGACGTTCACGTTGTACTGGTTTGTCTTGGTCAGGTTGACTTCCATTTCCGGAGACATACCGAGCACCATGCGATCGGTACGCTCTACGAGTCCTTTGGTCTGAGAGACCAGCTGCTTATAGAGACGACCAGAGATATCGTCATATACGGCTTGTCCGTCTTTCGTTGCCCAGGTAACGCCACCGCCGGAACCAGTCGCCGCCGGCGTCACCGGAGCGCTCAGAGACGGATCGTTGAGCAGGCCGAAGTTTTCCAGCCCGGCGATGCCGTAGAAGTAGGACTTGTTCTGGAACTTGTTCAGCACAAGTGCAGAGGCCACATTGAGCTCGGCGGCATAGCCGATACGCCCGGCGCCATACATGTCCAGCTCGCGCTCACCCCAGCGGGTGTGAGTCTGATAATGGAACGACTGGCGCGGTACCCAGTTGACGTTGGCGGACGTCATGCCGTTGTTGTTGAAGTCGCCGTAAGCGCTGGTTTCACCAGTCGACTCGACGATCGGGAACTGCGAGGTCAGCGTCGTCCAGTCGCCTTTTTTCACTTCACCGATAATCTCTGCGGCCTTCATCGGCGTTACGAGAACGCGGATAAGTTCCGGATCGACGTAGTTCGTGAAGTAGGCCGGGATACCGGCGTTATTCGCAGTAACCATTTGCGGCTGGGCATCCATCGCCAGCGCGAAATTCTCCGCAAACTCCGGCTTCAGGTAGTCCTTCGCGCCGGGCAGCACAATGCCATATTTCCCGCTGGCTGCGGCGTAGTGTCGCTGAAATTCGTTCATTACTTGCTCCAGGTGCTGATTTTGACCAGCTCGCCAGCGTCACAATCGCTTGCGGCATAGAATGCGGTCTCGATAAAACCGGCCACGGTCGCGCCGGCTGCGGCGACTTGCACCTCACCGGTGGTCAGGGATGCAAAAACCTTCTGCCCGCGGGTGGCAGCGGTTGACGTTTTGGCCCAGAAGTCACCGGCAACCATCAGGGTCACTTCGCGTCCAGGCTGGATAAGCATGGATGCCTGGCCCAGCCAGATGGTGATCGACGCCTGCCCATCACGATGGACAAAGCCAGACGGAACACCGCTACCGGCATTGGAAGCCACACCGTCAACATCCCAGGCAAAGCGGCCGACAGTCAGGCCGTCATTGCCAGCAACCAGAGCGCCCTCGCCAGCCTGATAGGTCGCGTGAGGGTTGGTGCCAGCAAAGGCCCCTTCGACACCGGGGGCCGGATACTGGTTAATTCGTGTCTGAAAACCTGCCATGTTAACCTCGTTTCAGTTTGCCAGCGGTCGGGAATGCTTTTTCGAACTCACTGACGGAAGCGGAATCCTGCGCAATGACAGGGCGTGAATTTTCTTTCTGGCTGATCGCCATTTTGACCATCGCCGGATAAGCGGACGGGTGAACGCCGGCGATATCCACACCGCTTTGCTCAAGCGCGGTGCGATAGACATCTTCGGCTGAGTCCATGGCAACGACGTCGCCGATCAGCGGACGGACGACCAGCTCTGCTTCACGGATTTTCCGGAAGTTTTCCGCAGCCTTTTTAGTTGCGCTGTCGGCTGCCAGACGAATCGCAGAGTCCATCGCCGTTTTGCAGACTTTGTCGTCTTCTTCATCGTCTTCATCTTCGGCGGTTTTCTTCTTGTCCTTGTCTTCGTCGTCGTCCTCATCGTCCGCCGTTTTTTTCTTATCCTTCTCGTCGTCGTCTTCGTCGTCGGCGGGTTTGTTTTCTTTTTCGTCTTCCTTTTCGGCCTCATCAAGAGCCAGAAGAGCTTTGCGGACTTCTGCCTCCAGATCTGCATCCTGCGCCAGAAGTGGCTTAAGGGTGGCGCGGATCGCCGCTACCTTATGTTTACGCATGTGATTAAGCTCCGGTGGTAATGAATCTGCGACCAGTACATCTGGCCCTGCGCGGCCGTCAGGGACCAGCGCTTCGTGGTTTCCGAAAATGTCACGCATAACGCCGTCATAAGGCTCGCCGTCAGGGGTGACACCCGGGGTCATGTCTGCGACGTACTTGTACGATGCAGATAGCTCTCGCTGCTCTCCGCTCTCAATTCCAGCAATCGCGCTGTTATCCCAAATCGACATACCAACCGTGAGATACGTGCCGTCAAACTCCGCATTGGAGTGCGTCACGCCAACACGAAATTCATTGGGTGGGTCGGTGGGAAAATCGGGGATGTGCTTGCTGAGCACGGGGATGTTATTGAAGGTTTTGGCTGCTTTCCGGAGCTCGTCCGGGTGGCGCCAAAGCCGGTAAAGCTTGTTGGGTTCGAGCCCAAGTTCTTCGCTTCTTGGTATCTCTCGTCCGTAGTAGGCGTTGACGTTTGCCTTGCTGATATTCGTTCGTGAAATCTGAAGGCGGCCATTTGCGTCGATAGTGCGCACAGAGGCGCGGTCAAATGCCAGGCTTTCCGTAATCCCGTCCATTGCGGGTCTCTTTTCCTCGCTTATGTATCTGACCTTTATTGTCACCGGCTGCCCCGGTGATTTTGGGGGATGCACTCCAATCACTTCCATTTTTGCATTGCGTGGAAGTAATGTTTCATCTTCATGCTTGTTGCTGGAAAGACCAGTAACATCTAGCCCCTTGTCACCTTTATTTGTTTCTATTTGGAGCATTACACCGCCGATGCTGAACATACCGGCGATCTTTTTTTCTTTAGATGTGGAAAGAAAAGCAGGGTCTGAAACAACCATTCCTTTTTTAATATCTCCGCCTGGGAACAGTTTTTTTGCGTCCTCCCTGCTCATTCCTCGGTAAAGCGTTCCACCTTCTAAACCTCCCTTGCCAATGGCGGAGTCAATGCGTGCCACATCAGGGTCTTCATCTTTACCTTTACGAAGATCTGAGTTTATTTTTAAGAAATTGTCACCTGAGTAACTGGAAATGGCTGACTTTTCATTGGCTGATAGTTTTTCCCCGGCTGATTTCTTTTCATTTTTATTACTATTAATCTTCCCTTCAGCGCCAGCAACAACATCTCCATTTTCATCAATTTTGACGTGGGAACCATTTATGGTTATCCACTTATCCTCATCCTCGGCTAACGAGTAGGATTCGAGTTCGTCCATAGACTTCCCCGCTTATGGCAATAAAAAAGGCCGCCTTAGCGACCTTGATTGATTTTGATTATTTACGATAGGCCTGGTATTACTGGTGACCAGGTGCAACGGCAATTGATTTCCTCTCCAGGCATCACCCATTTACCATCCAGATACATTCCCTTGCTTAGCTCAAACACCTTTCCATCAGCTTTAACGTGGGATGGTCGCGGCTCTTTGCCAGCATGGGAGTGCTTCCATATACCCTGGGTAATGCCTAGCGCCTGCTGTCGAGCGGACTGAACGACTGAGGTAGCCTTGTTGTTCTGATCTCGGGCAATGAACGCCGCACGCCGCCGGGTAATCCCGTATCGCTTCTGGAGTTCATCGGTGAGATAGGACATGTCGCGCCCACGCGCTACCGACCGCATAACCAGCCCTTCCACCTCGGTGAAATACTTTTCGGGGATGGATCGGATAAGGCCGACATTCTCGGCGATGGTCGCCTGAAGAGCGTTATTCATCTGCGAGGTCATCTTGAACTCGACAGTAAACCCCGCATCTTTGAAGGCTGTGGCCAGTGAAGCATCCGCGTTTTTCATGGCGTCGTTAGCGAACCTGTCGGCCAGCTTTTGCGCCATGTCATCAAACCGCCGCGTCCAGCGCTTAGCCAGTTTCTGCATGGCATTACGCATCATCACTGCAGGTGATGCATCCATGGCGACAGCCGCGCCGCTGGCCCGATAGTTTGCCGACAGCCAGTAGACAACAGATGCCTGCATTTCCTGCACCTGCTTATCAAGCTGTCGGCGGTACCATGCTTCGACGCCAGCGTTAGGCCTGATAGGCCGGATAGTTTTTGGCTTTTTCTTTCCGGTCATCAGGAATTCCTATATTGGCTTAAACTCCTCTCCATCCAGACGAATAACCTTGATGGGTAGCGGAGTATCTTTCAGCTTTTGCAAGTCGCCATTTTCGGGGTTGTATTTAATGGAAAGATGAGCGCGATATTCTGGGTATGAATGTTCTGCACCAGAGGCCTTCAGCTCCGCAAAACGCTTTTGCAGGTCAGGGCTTTCAAGATGCATAACCAAGGCTCGCCAAGGCTCCTTGCCCATAATTTCGATATCGCCACTAATTTGTGCCTCATAAACCCTAACAGGGTCAGCATCTACCGTGATTGGCTTGTTGCGTGAGTACATGAGCGTTACATGCATGTCACTCGGGGCGATTAAATTATTTATGCCAAGAGATTCAAGGTGCGAATATATGGCAGACGCCGTTTCTGCATCGGGCTTAACACTTGCATACCCATTCATCTGATTCGAGTCATTAGCTGTCACGGTGGGCTCTTCCTCTTCGTCGTAGTCGTCTTCGATTTCGAGGTCATCATTCAGGTCCAGAGAGTGATAGGGCGAGTCCGGGTCACCGGCAATTTTTTCACGGACTTCGTTGCCAGAGAGCACGCTGGCGGCCACATAGACAGCGTCCGTGTCAGCGTCTACTTTGCGAATTTCCGCCCGCTCTTTAGCGCTCATTTCGTACAGCGGCTCAAAGTCGAAGGTTATGCCATCGTCAATGTCGCCGAACTCAGAGAGCTGAATGATGTCCATCACGCGCTTCAGGTTGTCTTTAAAAACAGACTGCTGCAGGGCGTGAATGTAGTCGTAGAAAACGCGGATTTCGCCGTCAGACGTTGCGTTAAGGCCATTTGGAGTAATTCCCAGCAGCTTGACGAGCGGGATGCTCGAAACCGCAGACATTTGCTCCTGCGACTGTGCCTGCAGGGCATCCAGACCGTTAAGCGGGGCGTTAACGAACTCAACCGTTTCTGGCTGGGTAGGGTTGTTGTCTTTAGCGAATGCGCCACGGTTATCGCGGCATCGGTTGAAGACATCAAGCCTTGCCAGAAGACTATCTGCCCCACCACCCTGCAGAATCGTGCTCATATTTGTTCCGATTACCGGAACAGAGAACGAGTGAATCATGTCGCTGACGCTGTCGCGGGTACGAAGCCAGTTATTGACGTATGGCTCGGCGATCTGCGAGAGAGACAGGCCGCGGAAGTTATACGATGCTTTCAGCAGATCAGGTACCTGGCGCGAGACGAAATCAATCATCCGGCTTGCATGTACGGTCCGGCCCATGACAAACCACTGCGTCGGCTTGTAGAAATCCGGGCTCAGCGGGTTGTCGGAGTTATAAATCCCCGGATAGGTCCAGATAGGCTCAATGACCCTGAACCCCTGCAGGCTGCCTTTCGTGATCTTCTTGTCGCTCATGAAGAGCTTCGATTGCAGCTCGTTGTCGTCCATCCATGCGGAGATGCCCCGCGGAGAACGAACGTCGATGTAAATCTGGCCACCGCCAAAGTAGCCGTCGTGTTCTGCGGCTTCTTTAAAGCGCTCGCGCACCTTAAACCGCTTCATGGCCTCTTCGAGCTGTTTTACCCGATCCGCCTTGTCTTCATCGCCGACAGTTTTGAGCTTTATCCATTTGCGGGTCATTTCCTCCGCGATGGTGCCTACCATCTTGCGATATTCAGGCTTCTGCGCCAGCGTGGACAAATACGGGTAGCCGGGAAAGCTATCAAAGTCGCCGTAGCCGTAACCGCCATATGCAGCATTGAGATCATCGTAAGGCGTGGAGTCCATTGCCAGAATGGCGCTTTTGATAGCCTCGGGGATCACCCCTTTCGGCGGCTCGTAGCGCTGAAACTCTCTTTTCGGTAATGCGCGGACTTCGGCCACGGCCTCGGGCCTGATCCCTACCTTCGGTGCTTCAGGTTCTTTTGCCGGCTCAGGCGCGGCGACTTCTTTCTTTTTAAACCACCACACTTAAATTCTCCTGAGTTGATTCGGGTCGATAACCATCGGCTGCGGGCCGGAAATCAGGTTGTCGTCGATTGCGTCCATCCAGGTATCGAGGATGTCGTCGTTGTCGTGACTGTCATCAGCGGAGAAAGCAGCGCATTCCGTCATCGCCGTCAGCACCCACTCCGTTGAGCCTGCGATCGTGCCGTCCTCGTAGAAGATGCTGGAAAGCTTCTGTCCGTCGTCGGTGTGCGTCGCGGGGACAAACACTTTCCCGGTTTTGATTTGGGGGATGACGTTAAGGCAGCGAACAAGCTTGTTCTGCCCGGTACCGCGCGGGATTTCCCTCACCGGGATGGCGAGTTGTCCGGGGGTCTGACTACGTTTTTTCAGGGTGGTGATAAGGCCCTGCCCGGCCTGCTTCTCTTCAATGGCCATGTGGCGGAGCGGCATAACCCGCATGGAGCCAGACAGGCGCCATTTTTCCCAAACCTCTTCCGCTTTCTTCAGGAGGTCTTCCGGGTCCCACCGACCGCGAACGACGTCGATGATGTACAGATTACCGTCCACGCCCATGCCAGCCAGCGTAAACACGGTGTAATCCAGCCAGTCCTCTACCTTCCCGCTGTTCGTATCGACGTACACAGCGCGGTGAGTAAGTTTCGGCAGAGTGGTGTACGTTCTGAACCAGCTGGTGTCGATGATCCCGCCAGTCAGCGCCATCGGGTTTTGCTGGTATTGCGACAGGAAGGTATAGCGATCCTTTTCCCACAGCTGCAGGAGGTCGTTAACGTCTTCCATCTGCGGCCAGTAGGACCAGTAGCGAACGCCACCAACGACCACAGAATCGGTATCTTTGACCGTTTCCCAGCAAAGCGAACGCCATGGCTCATCGAGCGACTGGATGTACTTCTCGTCGATCATGGCTGGTATGGCGACATGGTGAAACGGCACGCCCATTCCGCCGGCAAGCATGAAGCCCGTTGCGTCGTCGGTGTGCAGACGCTGCTGAATGCTCACAAATGGCGTAGGGTGCTCTTTCGACTTATCGCCGCGCCGCGATCGAATGGTGTTAACCAGCAGCGTATTCGCGCTTTTGCGTCGGGACTCGCTGAGCATGTCCACCGGCTTGTTGTAGTCGTCCAGCATCACCATGCCGGAGAACTCTGGTCCGTAGTATCCACCACGACCACCGGTGATCTGCCCGTTGCTTGAGCGCGATACCGTCTGCCCTATAGAGCGCCCTCGCTCGTCCTTTATCTCCCACTCTTCTGCCTGGTTGACACCAAACGAGCAGGGCCAGAACTCCTGATATTCACGGCTGGCGATAATGTCGCGGGTGCGCCGGCTGTTACGCTTTACCAGCGTGTCAGCAAAAGAGATATTCAGGTTGCGAAAGCGCTTAAGACGCTTCTCCTGCACCAGGGCGTTGACATACGCCGGGAAGTGAATGGAGAAGAACTCAGTTTTCGTACCGCCTGGAGGGATGTTGATAATCAGGTTTCGCGGGACAAGGCGCCCGGCAAGCAGATCATCAATTTTCGAAGCCATCAGGCGGTGATGCCAGTTAACCAGCAGCCGATCGCCCTGAATCAGCTCGAACCATATCCGGGTGAAGTTCAGGAATGACTTCGTGGACTTTGAACGGATGATCACGCGCTCCGGGAATGACAGGTCATCCCATTCGATAATTCCGCTCATATTAGTCAAGCCCTTCTAACCTTCCCTCCAGCTTCTGCTGGGCCTTCGCATAGTCTTCAGCGGTGTACGTCACCTGATTCAGCGGGCCGCCGTCTTTGCCGGTTAGCTCCACCTTTTGCTTGTTGCTGTAGGCATCGCCAACCTCTTTTGCTGCCTGCTCCAGTAACTGAGCTGTCATACCGAGATTTTTCATACCTTCGGCAGTCGTAGACATTCGCTGCAGGACGCGAAGGCGATAGGCTTTGTTGGCGATCGGGATGTCGGAAATTTCGTTGAGGAAGCGGTCGCGGGTAAGGTTGAAGAGGTCGACCCATTTTTTGGCGAGAGTCTTCCCGCTAACCTTTGTCGGATCGTGTGTTTCGACCTGCTGTCGGGTTATGGAGATACCGAAATCTTTCTGGACAGCCTCGACCACCTGCGAAGGCGTGTCATAGCACGCAAGCATTTGAACGATGGCGGCTTTCACCTCTGGTTTTAGTGCAGCCATGTTTCACCATCCGTCCAGTACAGTCCAGTTATTAAGCCAGTTTCAGCATGCACGTCCCACACGCTCTGGCAACATCTATATGAGCAACCTCCGCCGGCCTGTTCGCCGCATCCACCATTTCCTGCACGTCTTTGCTGGCACCGTAACGCCGGACCACTCCTACGAACTCCTCGACGTCATGGCCACGAAGTGTGAGCACCGGCATCCCGGTTTCTTTGTTGAACTTCGGCGCGCCGTAATCGTCGGTAGCCTGGGCTATGTGATATAGCTCATGTTCAAGTAGCGCACAGAATTCGAGGTCACTGCATTGCTCGCAGTAGTCTGCAGCCAGCGTGATGATGAACTTCGGTATGCGTCCGAACCATTCATGCATCTGCTGCTCCATTCTGGCCTTCTGCCATCCGCCGGCGCGGAGCATTACCTGCTCACACTGACCGAGAACAACGCGACCGCGTTTATCAAAGGCATTCGACGCCCACATAAACGCGACGTCAGCCGTGTGGAGATGGAAGTGGTCCTCGTTATGAAGATTTCCGTTTTCCATCAGGATATTGCCTCTCACCCATCCATAAACCTCATTTGCCGGGATGATAGAGATGTATGGTCGGAAGTTTTCTGGGTTCGTAAAGCCTAAGGGAGGGTATGGCCTTTTATCGGTATCTTTAACCACAACTTAAGCCTTATTCAAGCGAGCAATTAAATGGTTAGATCTTCTGAAAAGCAAATCGTGCTATTGACGATTTCGTCAATATATTCAATGCGTTAATTTTGGTGTATTACATATATCAAACACAACGCACCGGAGGATTTATGACCACGTCAGACATTCAACTCATTTCGTTAGTCGTTGGATTTGTTGGCTCTCTTATCTCTGCCGCATCTAGTTATGGGTATGAGCCTTCCCCTCTCGCACAATGCGGTAGCGGCAGTGACGAAGGAATAGTTAATAAACGAAACGGGAGACGCCGTAAGGGACAGATAGGAGGACTGCTCCTGATCGCTCTGAGCTTTTTTATCCAAATAATTTCTTTGATTTACACACAGTAAATGGAAGGTCCTCATTATCGAAGCCACTCTGTGAATGGCTCCTGTAATGCCGGCTCTTATCTCAGCGCAGCCCCTTGCTGCGTGCCGGAAGCTCGGTTACGAGCACCAGCTGTGAGATGGATGGGCTGACTTCTGGCCAGCCCAGTTTCTCCGGTAGTCGACAGAGCCATATCGACAGGAGAATGAATAGTATGAACATGATCACCTCAGACACTGCGTGCTGATGTAGTCCTGCAGCGCTCTCAGGGCTGTTTGGTCGCTGAGGATTCCGGACCGGATACCGAGAACGTTTCGTCCAGCAACTGCAGAGAGTTCGACGGTGGCATCATCGCCCACGCTGGCGGCGCCGGCGGTTTGGGTTGCAGCTGACACTGGACACTTGCCTTTGACGAGCACCCGACCACCATTATCAAGCTTGCGCTGCAGAGCATCATTTTCAGCTTTTGCATCGGCTAATTCCTTCGTGTATTTGGCATCGATCGCTGCGACGTCTCGCTGGCGGGTCTGCATGTCGGTGATGGTGGCGTTCGCCAGCTTCAGGTTGAGCTCTGCGTTATCGGCGCGGGTTGCTTCGTGCTCAGCCTTTCCCTTGTAATGGCTGGCAGCGATGGCCAGTGCGCCACCAAGCAAACCAACCATCACCGGCAACCAGAACCTTTTCACCAGAGCCAGAATGGCTTCGGCAGTCATTGCGTCTTACTCTGGTTAACCAGCCGACCAACCACACCACATGCAGCGATTACCGCTGTAATGGCGCCCATCGCTCCCGGCGGGATTGCGGTCTTGAGGTCTGGCGGTAGCTCTGCCCATACCATGGGGATAACCCCGGCCAGCACCAGTGCATGCATGGAGAACCAGCGCCATGCGCTTTTCCAGTCATCAACGAGTTTCATGAGAGAAATACCTCACGCTCTGCCTTGCGGCGATTCGTTAACCCAGGCATTACCTTGCCGCCTGACCGGTTCCAGCGAAGGAACTCATCAGCGGCGCCTTTCACATCACCCGCATTCAGCTTCTTCATCAGCGTTGAGGTCGATAGCGCTCGCGTACCGATGTTGTAGGCCAGAGACACAAGCGCGTCATACTGGTTCTGGGTGACGGAGACTTTGAGCATTTTGCTTACCGCCTGGTCAAAGCTCACCACGCCTGTGCGCAGCAGACGATCAGCCGTTGCGTCGTCAATCTTCATTCCGGGCTTGATAGGTTTGCCATCTACTTTCCCCGTCCAGCCGTAGCCAACCGTCCATGGATCACCACCGGTGCCAGGGTCGGGATATGCAGTTAATCGGCACCCCTCAAATCGTTTAATCAGCGCGATACCGTTATTACTGATTTGCATCTTTAATCCCCGTCAGGCGTTCCCAGAAATAGGTCAACGCTACGGAACCCATCGCGCCGCTTATCCCCGCGGTTGCCAGAATCATGTAAATGCTCAGTCCGCTTTCAATGCTCACCAGGCCAGCAATAACGCCGGTAAACCCTGAAACCACCATTTGGGCAAGAGCATTGATCAAGCTCCATGTTGCCTTGCTCTGCTTCACATCTATCAGGTAGCGGACAAGTCCACCCCAGCAAGCAATGATCAGCAGAACCAGCCAGGACATCCCGGCAATGCTCTCTTTGTCTTGCATACGTTTAGCCATAGTTACCGCCTCCGATGAAAGATCGGGAAGCTGTGTGTGAGAAGGTCAGGGCCGTCGGGCTGATTTACCAACAAAGCGTCGAGGGTGATACCCGCGACCCTGAAAATAAAAAACCCGCTCAAGGCGGGAATATGAGGGTGTGGCAATGTCGGCATCATGGCCGAAGGTACCCTGGCTGGGTTTGGTACTAAATAGATTCAACTTTACCGCAGCGATTGCATCGCGTAATTGTCTTTAATGGCATGTATTTGCATTCATCTTCCACAGTATCAACATGCCAGTCATGTTGACCGAGACAGCAAAATCTGTCCTCAATCATGATTGCGAAGATGACTGTGGGAGACCAAAAGCAAAAAAACATCCATAGCCATAATAGCATTCTATGCGGCCTTCTATTTGGTGCCGGGTAAAGGAATCGAACCTCTGACGCGCAGCTTACAAGGCTGCCGTTCTGCCACTGAACTAGACCGGCGAATTTGGTGGAACCCGATGGAATCGAACCATCTCCTAATGCTCTTCAGGCATCCGCGCGAACCATCTACGCCAGAGTTCCAAAATTTTGCGGGACAGGAAGGATTCGAACCTTCGACCATTCGGTTAACAGCCGAACGCACAACCGCTGTGCTTCTGACCCTGAAATGAAAAAGGCCGCGAAATAGCGCAGCCCTTAATGCTTTATGGTTTTGCCTGAATTAGGCGAAAAAAAGCCCGCACAGAGGGGCGGGCAGAAGGTAGGAAATACTGATTCTTCAACGGTTCGAGGCGCACCTAATAGTCCGAGCTTCCGATTTACCAGGAGAGCGCTCGTTTTCCGTTACTACCTTTTAAACATAGCTGGAGAAGCCGAAACGGCAACCCCACTATCAAATAGCTTATGTAGCATTGCATTATGGTGCCGGGTGCCTCCCGGTGAGCATGTCCCAGTCGACATGGCCCGCGCTGCATTTACAGGTTTCTGTAACTGACTGGTCGCCCCTCCGCATAGGGGGATTCACCACACGAATAGATTAACAACATGTTAATTTTCTGGTCAATAAGATATAAGCAAATGATGACATGCAGTTTTCTTATTGCTGAGTAACTTCAATCTGGTTCAGGGCTCTGCGCGGAAGGGCTTTGACGTGTCGTGCAGCACGTCTCTACCCAAGAGCCCTGACCGGATCGCAGGCATAAAAAAGCCCAAGGCGTTAACCTCGGGCTTGAATTTTTGCTCACTTTCGAGCCGTCACGTTGCTTTTAAAGACTGCCGCTGTCTTACTGCTTTTTACTGATGGCTTGCCGACCAATTTGTTTTCACCTCGCTCTTTCGCCTTTGACGTCCGAGCATACATGAATTATGCAGTTTCAAAACTTATTTTCAAGTCTTTTTTCACGTTAACCTCATTTTCGATGCTAAGTTCTGCACAAAGTGTGAAATAGACAGCAGAGTTAAACAACTCAACGCACCACCTCACCCTATCGATACACTGCTTTTCGGTAAGAAATGGCGCGTAGTGATATTGCATCCATCTGGCCATATCAACCATTGGCTGCCGGCTTTTGTAGTAGTTTTTACCAATGGTGTAAATCATCGTCTCTTTTGGAAACGCTTTAAGGATTATTGCTTCCATAAAGTCAGCTTCATCCTGATCAATTGCATTACCGATGATGTCAGATAGTGATTTTTTAGGCCATAGAAGCGCTTTTGCCATGACTATGAGGTTTGCACCTTCGTAACCCATCTTGCGAAGCTTGGCGAGAACATCAGTGATTTTTTCCTGCTGCTCCCCAGTCCACCCGGTTATTATCATTGACCACATCCCGCCGCCACCTGAAAGGTGTTCAGTTCCACTCCCCCCAAATACAGAGCCCCAGTGATTAAGAAGGGATCTAACCCAGCGATTTTGAGATGGAGTAAGCCGACGATACTTACCTAAATATGATCTCCGAGGAACTCTGGCTAATTCAGACCAGACTTTTTCGTTTTCTTTTTTCATGCTGTCTCTCCCAGGGTCTGATAGATGCGGACGAAATTGCGTAATATTTTGTAGTCAACCAGTACGGTGCCGCGGTGCCGGCAGAGGCGGAGCTTTTGCCAGCGGTCGCGGATGAGTTCGATAACGTCACGGCTCATGCGGCCTCCATTTCGGTAATGGTCAGATCGAGTCGGCCGCCTTTGACGGCAGGCATTCTCTTCACGCTGTAGTAATCAACCTGCTGGTCATCGAGCCAGAAACCCGATTTCGTCAGGGCGTCGAATGCTGCCTTCTGCAGGTTGTCCAGGTCACGGCGCCGGCGATCCGGCATGTGGCACTCAATACGTATTTTCAGTGGCGTGGTCAGGCCGATATCAAGCATCAAGTCTTTGATGATTCTGGCGACGCTGTCGCGGTATGCCTGCCCTTCCGCGCTGATGTGAGTGCGCCCCCGGTTGTGCCGGTAGTAGCGGTTGTTGCTTGGTGTCCAGGGTAATGAAATGCGATATTGGTTCATGCTTTTATCAACCCCTCTTTCATCCAGATAACCTGCGTTCGGGCCATTCCCTCCATTGCGCACTCTTTCGCATACTCCGCATCTACCAGGCGCGTGCGGCGGTCTATTTCATCGTGACAGGATGAACAGGCGATAGCGGCGATCAGATCAGGCGGCTTGATTCCGGTCCCGCACAATCCAGCAATGCGGATATGGGCCAATACCGTGGTTTCTGAGTTGCCGTTGCAGACGCCCGGGATACGAACCTGACATTCGCGACCGCGAGCAGCTTTGCGTAAATCAGCCATGGATTTTCCTTCTGGCAGCGCGGCGCAGCCAGCGGACATCTGCCAGGTGAGCCGTATAGTGAAAGGTGGGGATATCGGAAGGCTTAACTTCGACCTTGCGCTTGCGGCGCGCCGGTACGCGGAAGATGCCTCGCTCCATTACTTTGGCGAGAAGGCTGCTCATCAGGCCTCCTGCTTTTGCTGCAGTTGCTGATATTCGCAACCGTGTGGAATAGTGAGAGCCAGACCAAACTGAGCGCACCAGGCCTCTACTTTGGTCAGGAAGATGTGCATTTCGCCGGTATCAAGATCGGAGGTATGCCGGGGTTCCCAAGTTGTGGTTTTCTCACCAGTGATGAAGTCGGTGTAGGTCACCTCTTCGCAGCCGAGGTAGGTCTTTTTTAGGTTCCGCTTAACCCATTCAGGAGTTGCATCGGCACGTCCGGAGTTAATCAGGTATTCGCTGATTTCCGCGTACCACATGTGACTAAGTGCGTTCTGGCTCAGGCTGCGTTTTTCGCGCCACTCTTTGACCTGCAGGCGCAGGCATTTCCCGTCAGAGAGCTGCTCCTGAAGAATCTTGCCTATAGCGCTGAAGTTGCCGCTGTGCAGTTTGATGCCGCATTGAGGGATGTTCACGCTTCACCTCCGCAGAGGCTAAACGCTGAATGCAGAAAATCGCCGGTGGCTTTCGCCATCGGTGACAGTAATTGCTGTAAGGTTTTGTGCGCCATGTGTCCCCACTTGGCGCCGGATAATCGTGTCAGTTGCTCAGGCTGACGAGGTAATTATCGCCCTTCCCGGGGATAAAAGCAAAATGAGCATATACGATAAAACCCCTCAGGAGAGGGGTTTGATTTCAACTGGAGGCTTTACGTTCTGCGGGGGATTTAGGCATCAGTCTTCATCCTCATCCCAATCGTCATCTTCCTCATCCTCGTCGTCATCGCAGGAATCGAGCAGCGGATTCATGCGCCGCCCTACCTGGCAGGCGTACCCGCGGCGCCCGAGGTTGTGCAGCACGCCGTAGATTTCGAACATTTCCGTGCGCTCATGACCAATATCAAGCTCACAGGCCAGCGTGTGGCATTCAGTGGCGAGTGCCGATATTTTCTGAAGCAGTTCGACCTTATTCACCTTTCACCTCCTGCGGGGCAGGCTGGCAGTGGCATCCAGTGGGTGACAATCCCGCCGCCCTCGCTTTCAACCCACCACCGATCGCCATTCCATGAACAGTTCCATTGATAGTGTGATTTCCCCAAGTCATTTTGCTCTTCCACATAGCACCAGTAACGGCCACTATCTTCAGGCATCCGCTCGCTTACCGGAATCCATTTACCCGGCACGGTAGAGGGTTCACTGCCTGGTGACTGCGGGGCGGCTGCGAGCATGGCGGTGCGGCAGGCGTTCCAGCCTTCTACGTATTCGGCCTCATCCTTAACAATCGCTGTCAATCTATCCGGCACTACCGTCACCGGCTGAGCGTGACGATAGAGCGGCGCTATGTTTCGCTCTAGGTCGGTAATGACGCTCCATATTGGGACTGACTCGACGCCTTGTTTCGCCATATCACGATAACTGTCGGCATACGCCAGCACAGGGTTGCGGACCGGCTCGCTGTCCGCTACCGGCTGCGCTGGCGGCATATCTGGACCTTTGCGAATGGCTTTTGCCAGTTCGATAGGGTCATCGTAAAACCAGTCTCCGGTTTCATGGTTATTGGCTTCTGCCAGTTGGGCGGCCCACTCCAGACTGTCTTTTTGTCCCTGCAGGTAGTCAAGAGGCAGTTCAACCGGCTCGCTGTCCATTGCGGCCAGCGCCATGCGGGCCATCATCGCAAACTCGCTACCCTGATTAATCATTGGGTCGCTGACAATTTCTTCCAGGCGCTCTCTGGTTATGGTTGATTTGGTCATTGGTTGGCTCCTTCTGCTGCCCGGTTAACTATCACGCCGTCGTAAATTTCGTTTAGATGGCCTCTCAGCTCCATCCTGCGCAGGGCTGAAAGCATGTAATCGCATTCGACCTGCTTATTGCCGGTGAATGGCTTATCCTCTGCGCTTCCCCAGCAACAGTTTCCCTGCGGCCATCCGTGAACTTTTCGAACCTTTCCATTGACTACGTGCAGCAGACCCCAGCCTGGAGGAAGGTCTTCAACAGAGATAATCCCCGGTTCGCTGATAAAGAATCGCCAGTCACCCATGCCAAGCTCTGGGCGTATCCGGAAGCGTTTTTTCTTGTCTGCCAGTAAGTCGGCACGGGAGCACTTCGCCTCTATCAGGCAGGATGCGGAATTCCTGAACCCCATCGCGTCAGGCTGCTCACCGGTACTGGTGACAGCGACAAAGCGATCGTGAAAGCAGACTTTAAAGCCGTTCCGTTTGAGGAATTGATAGGCTATCTGGCAAAGCTCATCGTGTGTCAGTGCCATCACTCAGCCTCCACCTTGATGCCAGCGGCACGGTCAAGGCGCTCAATTTCCGCCAGAATTAAAGCTCCAGCCTTAACCAGGTCACGGCGGCGATTAGTTGGCTTCCACCATTCATCAGGCCACGGCCACGGTCTGGGTGGTTCACCGGCACAATCGAACAGTTCAGAGGAAAGCGCATAGCAACCGGCCGCATCGGCTAATTCGCCGTGTTCATATTCATCATCATGTCCAGGTGTCCACCCCTCAGCTGTAACCTGCCGCTTACGCTCGGCCAGTACGTCAGCGGCGGCAGCGGTGGCGGTGCGGGACTCGCTATCCAACGGCGGCAGGTCTGGGGTTTTTACGCCAAACAGCGCAGCCAACGCGCGATAGTTCTGCTCGCTGTGATAGCGACCTTTGCAGCGGACCAGTTTTTCGGCTGCTGCGTTTATGGTCTGCGCCTTCTCCAGTGCCTCTACCAGCGCGAGGATGTTTTCCGGCGTTACAGTTCTTTCCCAGATTTCAGAAGTTTCGGCGCCATCTAGGCAAATCATCTCTCTATCTGCTGCCGCTTTCAGGCTCTGCGCCAGTTCGGTGATATTAGTCATTGGCCTTTTCCTCGCTGCGAAACATCATGATTGTCAGGTCGCCTTTAGTGGCCAGGCGAATGGTAGAGCCAGGTTCCAGGCTGTTAAGCTCAAAGGCGTCATAAAACTCATTCACAGCTTTCTGGCGGCGAGATTCCTTACGACGCTTGTCCCACTGCCTCAGGGCATTTTTGGTAATCCACTGGCCTGTTTTAACCATGATGTATGCCCATCCAAGAATGGCTAAACCGGTATTGAGATAAGTAGCGAGGCTCATTTGTCTGCCCCCTCGCGCAACTGCTCGCAAAATTCCTTGCCGCAGTCGATAGCGCCAACAATTACGGCAACTTCATCACCCACAAAATCACCCTCATCGACACACTGCTGCAGGCGACCAATGAACTCCTCCACCCCATCAGCCTTAATCCCGGCTACGATGCGATCGGTGGCGGGGGTTTCTGGCAGCGACATTTTGAAAGCCAGCGAGACGTCATCAAGGTCAATTTGGTCATACGTTGTGTGTCTTAATGCGATAGTGAGAAAATTCAGCACTGCATCGCCGGGGCCAAAAACATTCTTCAGCGCCACATTCTCCGCAGCCAACTCCTGGTAAGCTTTCGCCAGCTTCAGGAACTTCTGCTCTCTGATCGACAGCTCGCCTGCGCTCTCCTGGGAGGCGATGAGCTCGTTTACTGCCTGTAGTGTGATTGTCATGCTGATGTTCTCCCGTAAACAGCCAGTACCCGCTTCATCGCCGGGCTTTGCCGACACTCGTTGAAAATCTGGTTTGTGCTCTTTCTGCCTGCAATTTCTTCCTCAGTGGCCAGCCGGTAGTAAACCGTCCGCCACACCCGAGCTTCCGCTACTAGCACCCCCTGCTTTGCCAGGATATTTGCAGCCTGGTTGATGCAGGTATGCGTCATCCCGGTAGCCGCGGCGACATCTGGAGAGCTGCAGGTTTTATGCGTTTTCAGGTAGTTCAGAATTGCGTCTTTTCCTGTCATGACCGGTTCTCCCGATAGCTATCCCAGGTAAACGAAATCGTGCAGCCGCCGCCGTCGTTCATGCGGTCGATGACGCGCTCGCCGATAAACTGCGTCAGCTCATCCTTCGGCAGGTTGCTGATCAGGATCGTCGGCTTCAGGCGCTCGTAGCGGGTGTTGATGATTTCAAACATGATCATCTTCTCGGCTTCGCTGCCAAACTGCACGCCAACCTCATCGACAATCAGAAGGTCTGGCTTCGTGAAGTAGCGGATCACCTCATCCTCAGTGCGCGTGGCTGTTTTTGACCAGGTCGATTTAAACTCCCGGGCAATCTTGAGCGCCGTCGTGAAAATGACTGAGCTTTGGTGGTGCTCAATCACATGGCGGGCAATGGCCAGCGCAAGGTGGTTTTTACCGGTACCAGGCTTGCCACACATAACCAACCCACCGCCCTGCTGGAGGCGATCAGTCCATTTCGATGCGTAGGCCTGGCAGACCCGTAATGCTCGCTCAGAATCCTTCCCAACAGGCTTGTAGCTGTCCAGAGTGCACGTGGAGAAGCGCTCTGGTATGTCCAGCTGTCGAAGGAGCATTTCTGCAGTTTGCTGGCGTACTCGCTTATCCCAGCGAACCTTTTCATCCCTCAGAAAATTCAGTTCGTCTTCCAGGCAGCCCGGGCAGCGTGTCGGCGGTGATGGCAGATTGATGATGCTGCTGGTCAGGATCCGCTTGCGCTGCTCATACTCGCCATGCTTTTCACAACAGACGCGCTCGATAACCACCTCGCAATTCGGGATGTCTTCCGGTGGCTTACTCAGCTGATCAAGCATCCGCTCAATGGCAGTGATTTTTTCTTCCAGTTCCATGATCAGTCCCTCGCCCATGATGGTATTTCAGTCTGCCCGTAGTCCTTCCCTGAGAAATTTTCGGCAACTCGCACCTGTTGACGTGGTTGAGGCTTGGCGCCCTTTGGCTCAAAAAGTCCCTGCCAGCCATTCGCGATGCTCTGGTTAATAATTTCGTCAGGGGAGTAACCGTTCAGTCTGCAGCGGTCCAACAGGTTGATAGCCTGGGTTACCGTCTGCTGAGACTTGATCGGCTTTTTCAGGTCACGACGGTATGCCACCCATGACGACCAGATCTCTGCAGAAAGCCAGTCAGGCAACTGAACAGCAGACGCATCGAACGAAACCGCCCGGGGGGATTTAGGGGGGTTATTAATATTGTCTTTATTGTCTTTTGTAATAGTGTCTTTTGTGTGTCCCTGTTCTGGTGACAGCGCTGTAACCGTTTTGGTGACACTTTTTGTCACCGCCATAGGGACACTGTCACCACCTTGGTGACTGTCACTATCGTGGTGACAGTCTGTGTCACCACCGTAGTTACACCGAGGTCCCTTCTTGGTTTCAGGTAAAGCCCACTCATGGAGGTTTTTGTTAGGGCCAATGAGATCACCTTCTTCAACCAGAACATGCATTGAGAGAAGCTCTTTTTTGGCAACGTTGACCTTCTGACGAGGAAGCCTGGTCATCTTCGCGATCTGAGTATCAGCGATACGGTCCATTTTTTTATTGAACCCGTAGGTTTTCCGGCAGTATGCATGAGCTACCTTGGCCTGATTTTTGGTCAGGTTCGCACCGATAAGCTCTTCATAAAGCTCGTTCGCCAGACGGGTGTAACCATCGTCTGTGTCGGCCACACGTTGCTCCTGTATCCCCATATCGGCCATGGGGAAGTTGAGTATTTCTGCGGTGTTCATGCTTCACTCTCCCAGCCGGCCTCTTTCAGGAATTCGCGATAGTTGTCCAGGATGGCGCGAGCATCAGCTGGCAGTTCAATGTCAGCCTGATCAGCGACCATCTGGAGAAACTGGCGCGCCTTTGCTGCGCTAAACTGCGGCAGCGCCGCGCTGCGGGTTAATTTCGATTTACCTGACGCTCTGGCCTTATCCATCTGGCGAACGGCTACAGAGGCTGCCTGGGGGCCGTGCTCGCGGGATAGTGCAACCGCAGTTGTCGGCGATACCTCGCCGGCACGCACCATGCTGATCAGCTCTTCTCCGCAGGTCAGCAAATGCAGGTGATAGTCGACGTCGGACAGAGAACGCTTAACCTTCTTCGCGATCTCGTCCGGCTCCCACCCCTGATTTCTCAGGCGTTGATATGCAGCTGCGCGTTCCAGAGCAGTGAGAGGCTTTCCCTGGTTCCGGGTAACCATGAAGGCGATCCGGTCAGCTTCGTTCCCGACGAAGTCTTTGCACTCAAGACGAATGATGTCAGCACCTGCTTTCGTCGCTTCAATGGCGCCGTAATAGCGGTGGTGGCCGTCGATAACCTTCACGCCCTTCTCGGTAACCTGGACGTCCAGCGGCGGCACCGATTCGCCAGCGATAAACGCATCGCGGAATTCTGCGACGTGATCCTGGTCGATTTCGCGGATATTCAGGCCGGGCTCGACGTACAGCTCTGACAAAGGAACCGTGTAAGTTTTGTTAACCACCGTTCCGGTGCCGTTTTTGTCTTTGTGCTTGTAAAGCTGGTAAAGTGAACTCATAATTACTCCTGTGAATTGATCCAGTTAATTCGCGTAGAAAGCCGTTAGTGTTCCCGCACTGCGGCTTTCGCCTTTCTGTTCCCACTCATGCTTCAAAATCACCTTTCTCTCCCGGCCTGTTAGAAATCAGGATGGCCAGCAGTAGCGACATGTTCGGCAGAAGACTTTCCCGCCAGCGACTGACCGTCGACTTATTCACTCCGGCCACTTTGGCGATAGTTGTGGTACCCAGTTCAGCTATCTGGCTGTGTAACCAGCTTTCTATCCTGCGAGCCTCCACTTTGTTGCGTGTCGTTGAACTCTCCATTTGTAATACTTCCTCTGGTGTTGTTTGGAATGGCCGCCAGTCAGGCGGCGCTATTGTTTGGTGGCGGAAAAATCGAAGGCAGATCAGGGCGAAACTCATATGCCTTAATCTCTCCATTTACTGCAGCGACAAGGTCGGGGACGTGCACTGGAGAAATCCTCTTTTTCCCGTTTAGCCAGTCGCAGATCGTCGACTGCGCTTTGCCGCATCGCTTGGCCAATTCTTTCTGACTGCCGGCGATGGAAATCGCTTTTTCTACTGCGGGGTTTTTCATAATCACCTCAGCTATTGGTTTTTGATGATTATGGTTATCGCAAAAGAGATTGTCAATCGCCTATGCGATTTTTTGCCAAGTAATCGCCTTGGCGATAGGATTAAAGGAGTTACTTTGAGGAGGTGTTATGGATTTCTCTGAGCGTCTTGCTCGAGCAATGTCATTGGCTGGGTATACGCAAGGCAGGCTTGCCAAAGAGGTTGGCATGGCTCAGTCAAGCGTAAACAAGTTGCTTAATGGCGCCAACGGCTCTCGCAAAACAGTGGAAATAGCATCTGTGTTAGGCGTGCGTCCTGAATGGCTTTCCACTGGAGCAGGTGAAATGCTTGCTGATTCCATACAGATCACGGAAGTGCAGACGCCAGTAACACCGAAAAATGGCATTTATCGGGTAGATGTCCTCGATGTAAAAGCCAGCGCAGGTCCTGGTGCACTTATCACGAACGATTTCATCGAGACGATTCGTGCGATCGAATACACATCAGAGCAGGCCAGAGCTCTATTTGGCAATCGGCCAGCTCATCACATAAAAGTAATCACCGTTACCGGTGATAGCATGGACACGACAATATCACCCGGCGATGAAATTTTCGTAGACATCAGCGTCACCCATTTTGACAGTGATGGCGTTTATGTGTTTGTTTTTGGCAAAACTCTTCACGTCAAGCGCTTGCAGATGCAAAGGGACCGACTAGCCGTAATTTCGGATAACCCCATCTATGAAAAATGGTATGTAGAGCCAGGTGATGAAGACCAGTTTTACGTTATGGCCAGAGTCCTTCTCAGACAATCGATCGAATACAAACGATTCGCATAACCCGCTCCGGCGGGTTTTTTATCGCTACACCTTCACAACCACCCTCGCAAAAACACCTTTCTAAAATTTTTTCTTAAAATAATCACTTTAATAATCACATATTTATCACTTATACGATTGATAATATCGTTTTAGCGATTGACCTGAATAATCGCCTTGGCTATTATCATCTCATCCAAACAACACCGGCAACGCCGGGTAATCGTAACAACGCTCAGCTGGCCGGCTTTAAGGCAAAGGTGAAGAGATGATCCGCGAAGAAGACAAGCCTGCATGGCGTAATTTTTGGTTAAAGGTCGTTCCGTTTTTGGTTGCTGTCCTCTTTTTTAGCTTCGCATGCTGGGGTGGAAAATGAGCAAACAAGGCATTCGTTCACTGATTTACTGCCTGCTGATCTGCGGCGTTATCTGGACAGCGTTGATTATCAAAATTCTGCACGCTACGGGGGTGTTCAATGGTTAGTCATCATTACGGGACACAGACCGTTAACCGCGGCGCCGTTATGCCAGGGATGCTCGTTAAGCATCGGGAAAGCACCTGGACAGCATCAGCAAATAAACGCGGCCGCCTGTACCTGCATCGCGGGATTGAGCGGACTTACACAACCGAATTGCTGGTTGAAGTTTATCTGAACGGGTTGGGACAAGGTCTCAGCCGGTAATCGAAACGAAGAATTTAACTGAGCTATCAGGCGGCTTTCATCGCGCCGGGGATTCTTACAACCAAATTTCAGGGGAAACCATGAGCGAAATAATGGAATTAGTCGTCATCGAGAAAAAGAACGCGATGGCGGTTTTCACCAATAACGACCAGCTCGACCCGCTTATCGAACTAATCGAAAAAGAGGCTCGCAGCCTGGTACCGGACGTGACCACCAAAAAAGGCCGTGACGCTATCGCATCCATGGCTCACAAGGTCGCGCGCTCTAAAACCTACATCGACAACGCAGGTAAAGACCTGGTCGCTGAGCTGAAAGCTCTCCCAAAGCAGATCGACGAAAGCCGCCGCGTTGTCCGTGAGCGTCTCGATGCGCTGAAAGATGAAGTGCGTCGCCCGTTGACCGAATGGGAAGCCGAGCAGGAACGCATTAAGGCCGAAGAAGCCATGAACGCACTGCATGCCGAAGCACTGGCCATGAATGAAGACTTCGATCGGCGGCTGGCAGCTCGTATTGAGTCTGACCACGAAATGGCGCTGTTGATGAATGACGCTTTCGACCGTGAGCAGGCCGAGAAGAACGCAGAAGCCGAACGCCAGCGCATTGTCCGCGAAGAAGAGATTAAGCGCCTGGCAGAAGAGAAAGCGAAGCGTGAGGCAGCAGAACAGGCGCAGCGTGAAATTGACGCCGCAGCCGCCAGGGAGCGTGAAGCGATTTTGGCCAAAGAGCGAGCCGAACTTGAACAGAGACAAGCTGCTGAACGGGCGGAGCGTGAAAAGCAGGCCGCTGTTGAAGCGGAACGCCGCAAAGCACAGGAAGAAGCCGATCGCATCCGCCGCGAGGCAGAGCAACGCGAACAGGTCCGCCTTACTGAGGAGAAGCGCAAGGCAGATGAGCAGGCGCGACGCGAAGCCGACGTTAAGCACCGCAAGGCTGTGGGTGTCGAGGTTGTTAAGGCTCTAGTGGCCAATACCAGCCTTACCCGGGAACAGGCTATCGAGGTGCTCACCGCGGTTAAAGACGGCCGCATTCCCCATACCGGTATTAGTTACTGAGGTGCTTATGAACGCATACCGCGCATATGACGTAATCGAAGAGCGTAAGTGGGCTGAACAGTTGCTCACCGAAGAGAAGCAAAAGTGGATTGACGATCGGGCGCAGGAAATTATCGACGCCCTGCCGAAAGAGCCGTCAGGCCTGTTCCGCTTCTCAGTGCCGATGGACAAAAGCCCATACGAAGGCCTCCGCAGCGATGCAGCTGGCGAGGCATATAACGATCTCATCTCGGCAGTAGCTTACACCCAGGCGGAATACGACTGGGATCACCGCACCGGCTGCCCGTTTTAAGGAGAGAGTTAATGGCCCGAAGAAATTTACTCCACAAATCGAAATTAGCCGACTTCAAGGAGTGGCTCTCGATGAACGGAATTCAGTGGAGAGATGGGAAAGGTAGTTACCAGGTAATCCAGGTGAATACGGGATGCGGCTGGACACCGATTTATGACAGCAGCAAAGAGCGACGCGAGCATTTCACTATTCAGGATGCTCTCAGGCCTTTGGTAAACAGATTCATCAGAGAGGCTGCAAAATGACAGATTCAAAAACACATTACCGCAAGGCTTTCGATTCTCCATACCTGAGCAGTGCCGATATCGTTGAACCCACGGTGCTGACGATCGCCCGGGCGACATTAGAAAGCGACAAAACCAAAAAAACTAAAGACGTTTTTAACACCGCTTATTTTGAGGAGCGCGAGTTGCGCCCTGGCGAAAAGCTTAAGCCAATGATCCTGAATGCCACCAACAGCAAGATGCTGAAAAGCATTACCGGATCGCCATTCCTTGAGGATTGGGTCGGCGTGAAAGTCACTGTTTACGTCGATAAAAATGTCAGGTTCGGAAAGGAATCGGTTGAAGGTCTCCGCTTAAGCCCAGCGCGCGTTTCAAAACCTGTGCTTTCGCCGGAAAAAACGCAGGCATGGAATAACGCTAAGGCCGCCTTCAAGCGCGATGGCAACCTGGATGCAGTGCTGGCGAGAATGGACATTTCTCCAGAGCATCGCCGCCAACTGGAACAGGAGTGCTCAGCATGATCTGGCATGACGTCGAGCAAAACGGGGAAGAGTGGGATGCTCTTCGCCTGGGGAAGGCTACCGCTTCAAACTTCGGCTTGATTATGGCTAACGATGGCAAGGCGTTTGGTGAGCCAGCCAAGCGTTATGCGCTTCAGTTAGCTCTTGAGCAGATTAAAGGGTGCAAGTCTGAGTTTGGCTTCACAAACGACCATATGGAGCGCGGTCACGAACAGGAGCCAATCGCTCGCATGCTGTACGAAGAGATGAACTTCGTCGACGTGGATAACGGCGGTTTCTTTGATCACGAAACGTATGGGGATAGTCCAGACGGACTCGTAGGCCGGGATGGGTTGATTGAGATTAAGTCGGTAATTGCCGCTACTCACTACGCTACCCTCACCCGCGGCTCCTTCGATCCGGCATACAGATGGCAACTAATCGGCCACCTTGATTGCTCTGGCCGGGATTGGGTTGACTTCATCAGCTACTGCTCTGATTTCCCTGACGGAAAGCAACTCATTGTTTACCGTCTGACAGCCGCTGAGTGCCAATCAGAAATAGGCCGCCTTCGAGCGAGAAGGTGTGAGTTCCTCTCCCTTGTGGCAGAGACCAAGCGAATGATACTGGAGCTCGAATGAAACATTACCGCGACGCCATAACCGTAGGAAAAGTGAAGTGCATGTACTCCGTCCTTCATCGTGGCTGGCTAATGCCATCTGGTGAAGTGGTAAGAAACCCGTTGAAGGCTCAGAGGCTGGCCGAAGAGCTGGACACGAAACGGGGTGCGCAATGACTGACTACGTCGGATCGAAAACTCCAAAAAATGAACGTGACTACTGGCAAACGCCGATTGAAATTTTCAACGCGCTCGATCGCGAGTTTGGCTTCTGGCTGGATGCTGCAGCCTCTGAGAGTAACGCGCTATGCGCTCACTATCTCACTGAGCTGGATGACTCGCTGAACAGCGAATGGGCGTCATACGGTGCGATCTGGTGTAACCCACCCTATTCCGATATCGGCCCATGGGTGGAAAAAGCTGCTGAGCAATCCCGGGCGCAGTCTCAGGCCGTAGTGATGCTGTTACCTGCTGATATCTCTACTGGCTGGTTTATTTCAGCCATGCAATCAGCTGATGAACTCAGGCTCATAACCGGCGGCCGTGTTCAGTTTGTTCCGGCATCTGTTACAGGAAAGCGCATGAGCAACCCTAAAGGCTCGATCCTGTTTATCTGGCGCCCGTACATCACCCCGCGACACATCATTACATCCGTATCGCTGGCTGAGTTAAAGCGGATCGGAAATCTGGAGGCAGCATGACGCCAGAGGAAAAAGAAAACGCTCTCCGCGCCCAGGCTCGTCGCTGCGCAGAAGAGATAACCAAAGCGATGAGCGTAAAGCCTAAACCGAAGTGGAACGCTGTATGCCCCCCCATCCTTCGCAAGCACTACGAGAAGGTAAAACCGATGGGTGTCAGCCTGGTGAAATTTGTCAGTGTTATTGGCCGCATGAATGGGCGGTATGGAGTGGAATCATGAGCAAGTCATTAAACGCGCGTTGCATTCGTCGCTGGGAAGTGGAATTCAAACCTTTCTGCGATTCAAAAGTTAATCCCTACTGGCGCAAGCGTGACCTGCGCGGATATATCCGCGAGGCGGCGCTTACCACCGCCTACAGCATGGTCGAAAGCATGGCTGAACGTAACGCCAAGGTTGACTATGACGGTGAGCCGAACGGCTGGACGCCAGAGTTTTCGGCCTGGTATCGGGAGCGCCATGAGCAGTACTTGAAAGAAGCGCGCGACTACCTGGACGAAGACGCTACCAACGACGAAATCGACGAAGAGATCGAGAACGAACTGGAGGCCTGGAATGACTGAGCGCGGAATGATTTTCAACTCTGAAATGGTACGAGCCATTCTCGACGGTCGGAAGACGCAGACGCGGCGGATTATGGCACCACAACCAGCGGACGACATTGAGCGTGGAATATTCCCCAACCCAGAAGCAATTGGCTGGAAATCCTCTCTGAGGCACAAGCATGGCAGCACCACCGCTCATTTTTGCCCTTACGGCAAGCCAGGCGATCGCATCTGGGTAAGAGAGACGTTTCAGGGGCCACTGTTCGACTACGACCTAATGGATAGCTATTGCAAAGACCCCACTCCGTTTGAGAAGCCCGAATTTTGCGTTTACAAGGCTGATGGAGTGCCTGCACCAGAGTTTTACGATGCAGATGATGAACTGCATTGCTGCTGGCGACCATCTATCCACATGCCGCGCTGGGCCAGCCGCATTCTGCTGGAAATCACCGACGTGCGGGTTGAACGGCTGAACGCTATTAGCCAAGAAAATGCTCAAGCTGAAGGCATGGAGCTTACTGGGTGGCGGCCAACATACTCTGACCCGGATAGCGGCGGCGAGGTTATGACGCCATACGACAACTTTGCTGAGTTGTGGTCATCCATCTACGGCGACGAAAGCTGGAAGGCTAACCCCTGGGTTTGGGTTATCGAGTTCAAGCGCGTTGAAGGCGGTGCAGCATGAGCGCAGAACTCATCGATCAGGCCAACGAGCTGGCAGAGCGTCGGCTGGAAATGACCATCCAGAACATGCGCATCAACCATAACGCTGTTTCAGCTACTCACTGCCTCGACTGCGGGGAAGAGATACCCGAGCGGCGCCGGGAACTGGTGGCGGGCTGTCAGCGCTGCGCTGATTGTTAGGAAGATGAGGAATTACGCGGTAAACACCGGAGGCCGTGATGTTCAAACTAATTCAGAGAGGTCAGCTCTTTGCCGATTGCCACGGATGGCCGGTAATTATCGCCAGCAGCGACGATAAGGCGGTTCGCTACTGGCGCCAGGGGCGGATCAACACCGCAAGCATAGACCGCTTTAACAATGACTTCGAGCCGCTCTCTCACGAAGAGGCCCAGCAGATAAAGGCAGAGCTGGAGCAGAGCGAACACATTAAGAAACTGCGCGCCCAGCGGGCGGCGTAACCGGGAGGAAATATGGCGTCTGATAAACCGATAACAGCACAGCAGGCCGCCGATTTGCTCATCGTGTCGGCGCGGGTGATCTATCGTCTCATTGAATCTGGGGAACTCGCCGGCCGCAAGGTCGGCAACAAGTACAGAACGACCGAGGCTGCGTGTATTGCATATTTGAAAACCCCGCGCGATCCTGTCATCGCGAACGCGGGTGAACATAAAGGAGAAGTTTTATGTCAATCACCCTCAGGGGCGGCGTGTGGCACTGTCATTTCTTTACGCCGTCAGGAAAAAGAGTTAGGCGATCTCTTGGCACGGGGGACAAAAAGCAGGCTCAGGAGCTCCACGACAAGCTGAAGGCGGAAGCGTGGCGGGTTGACCAGATCGGCGACCTGCCCGTCAGAACCTTTGAAGAGTGCTGCATCCGGTGGCTGCGGGAAAAGGACCATAAGCGATCGCTGGATGATGACAAAACCAAAATTGAGTTTTGGCTGCAGCATTTTTCCGGCCGTGATGTCTCGAAGATAACGGCGGAGGAAGTTCACGAAGCCGTTAACGGGATGATCAACCGTAAGCACCTGCAGGTGTGGGAGAGTAAGCGTGATGCCGCGCTGAGGAAGGGTAAGCCTGTTCCGGAGTACAAACCACGGCAGGTTTCGCAGGCGACGAAGGCGCAACACCTTTCCTTCATTCGATCCCTTCTCAGGGCCGCGGCGAATGACTGGGGCTGGATAAAAACAGCCCCTGTTATCAAAACCCGCAAGCCGATCAGTAAGCGGATACGGTGGCTGACCAGAGAAGAAGCTGAGCGGCTGATCGAGTGCATGCCGGAGAGCATTAAGCCAGTGGTGATATTTGCACTGGCAACCGGCCTGCGCCGCTCAAACATCATCGGGCTTGAGTGGCAGCAGGTCGATATGCAGAGAAAGGTTGCATGGGTAAATCCGGAGAACGCAAAAGCGGGCAAGGCGATTGGCGTAGCTCTGAATGATACCGCATGCAGGGTGTTAAGGGATCAGATAGGGAAGCATTCCCGGTGGGTGTTCGTTCACACCACGGCAAAGCATCGCCCTGATGGGACACTGACGCCCGCAGTTAGAAAAATGCGGGTGGATGACAATAACGCCTGGCGCGCCGGGTTGAAAAAAGCGGGGATCGAGGATTTCCGTTTTCACGACCTCCGGCACACCTGGGCGAGCTGGCTAATTCAGTCCGGCGTACCGCTTTCTGTTTTGCAGGAAATGGGAGGATGGGAGAGCATCGAGATGGTGCGCCGTTATGCTCACCTGGCACCAAATCATTTGACCGAGCACGCACGGAAAATTGACGCCATTTTTGGCGCTAGCGACACAAATACGACACAAGGAGGAAATCAGGCTGGACTAAAACTTGCGTAAGTAACTGATTCTTAATGGTACGCCCTACAGGGTTCGAACCTGTGACCTACGGCTTAGAAGGCCGTTGCTCTATCCAGCTGAGCTAAGGGCGCCCTGAGAAGCGAGTGCTTCGCGGAGTGAAACGCGTGGAATTATACGGTCCACGTCGGTTGAGTCAATCCATTTTGCCAGGAAACTGCGGGCTTATACGACGCTGGCGAAATATCCCCCACCAACTGTACAAGAAGCATACCGCTGGGGCTCATGCGCGCGTAAATCGACTCAGTGGCCAGGCGCAACGCACCAATAACCATGTAATAACCATGGTCATAACAGGCTAAATTAGCCTCAGACAGGATAAAACAGCAAACGAGGACTGACAGCGAGGCCCGCTTCTGACAAAATATCCTCATCCCCCTTTCGTAAAGATACAGATGGAATCCTCTCTCTGATGGCAGCAAAAATTATTGACGGTAAAACGATTGCGCAGCAGGTACGCTCTGAGGTTGCGGAAAAAGTGAAGGCTCGCGTTGCGGCCGGAAAACGCGCCCCTGGGCTGGCCGTGGTGCTGGTCGGCAGCAACCCGGCCTCGCAGATTTATGTCGGCAGCAAGCGCAAAGCATGTGAAGAAGTGGGCTTCGTCTCCCGCTCTTACGATCTCCCGGAAACCACCAGCGAAGCCGAGCTGCTGGAGCTTATCGACACTCTGAATGCCGATAAGACCATCGACGGTATTCTGGTTCAGCTGCCCCTGCCGGCAGGGATCGATAACGTCAAAGTTCTCGAGCGCATCGCGCCGGATAAAGACGTCGACGGCTTCCATCCTTACAACGTTGGCCGCCTGTGCCAGCGCGCGCCGCGCCTGCGTCCGTGCACTCCGCGCGGTATCGTGACCTTGCTGGAACGCTACAATATCGACACCTACGGCCTCAATGCGGTGGTCATTGGCGCCTCCAATATCGTCGGTCGCCCGATGAGTATGGAGCTGCTGCTGGCCGGCTGCACCACCACCGTCACCCACCGCTTTACCAAAAACCTGCGCCATCATGTCGAAAACGCCGACCTGCTGATCGTCGCGGTGGGCAAACCGGGCTTTATTCCTGGCGAGTGGATTAAAGAAGGGGCGATTGTGGTCGATGTCGGCATCAACCGTCTGGAAAGCGGCAAAGTGGTCGGCGACGTGGTGTATGAAGATGCCGCCGAACGCGCGTCCTACATCACCCCGGTTCCCGGCGGCGTTGGCCCGATGACCGTCGCTACCCTGATTCAGAACACGCTGCAGGCGTGCGAAGAGTATCACGACGTTGAGGAGGCCTGA